AAGAATTGAACCGAGGCGCTAAAAAGCGGAAAAATCGGGGAGATGCTAGAACTAAAATTGGTGGCGGTTCGCCCAGTTCTTCTTCAGTTCGTGGATTATTGCGAACACCCAGGCGATAGGCAGGACATTTAGAGAAACAAACAGGAGAGAAGTTATGCCAATAGGACCAAACGGAGAAAGACTACCCTATCCGGGACCGGCTATGGGCGGAGCCCCAGGGCCCGACATGCCTGTGGCCCCAGGAGCAGGCCCCGCTACTATGGGAATGGGTCCAGGGCCGGACATGCCTCCCCAAGGCCCCCCGATGCCGCCGCCTGATTTGGCTGCGGGAGCAGCGCCTGGAATGAAGGAAGCCATCGTAGGAAGGCTGCAGGAACTCGAGCAGGAGAAGGCGCAACTCATGACCGCTCTGCAGAATATGGATCAGATGGAGGCTCCTGGTATGGGCTCTCCGGGACTGCTTGCATGAGACCCAGGACCTTTAAGCAGGAGGTCTTCATCGAAGAGTACTGCCTTACGGGAAACGCCGCCAAGGCGGCCACCAAGGCCGGTTATTCCTCGAACGTGGCTAAACAGCGCGGTTACAAGCTAAAGGAGCAGTTCTCGAAGGAGATAGAGGAGCGCACCAAGAAGATGCTTCAGGACTCGGTTCCTGGCGCTTTGTCTAACCTGAAGACCCTTTCCACTGAAGCCATTAGCGAGGCTGTGAAGTTAGGCGCTATCAAGGACATCCTGGACAGGGCCGGTTACAAGCCAGCGGAGAGAGTCGAGCAGACCATCACCCACGCAGACAAGACCACAGACGAACTCAAGAGGGAACTAGAGGCCCTGACGGGTTCCTCAGACCCCGAGAAAGTACCGGAACTGGTGAACTGATGGCTGGCTACATTGACCCATACCCAGGAATGGAGGACCCCACCCATGCTATGGGGGGTTGGGGGCTAAACGCTCCCTCGATAACCAGCGGGGATGTTTTCTGGGCAGCGCCAGTGCCTCCCGCTGTTAGAGGCGCTTACGGGCTCTATTCGGCCATAAGGTCCCTGCTGAACCCGAACCCGCAAAAAACTCAGATGGACATACTCAGGGAGCAGATGAAGGCCAAGGGCTACGATCCCAATAAGGTACTGTCCCCTGGAAAAAAGGCCACGGTAACGGACATTACGAAGAACGTGGTTGACTTTGATGAGGAGGCCTACAGGCAATGGCTCGACGATCCTACGAACTGGGCCGAAGGCACAGACTGGTCTGAGATTCTGGGGGTTGAGGACCATTACAAGATGCTGGAGCGCGGGCTTATAGACGAAGAAGACATCATAGACAGGGACCCCACCGCCGGGTTCACAGACGACGAGTTGTTAGGACTACTGGAAGAATACATAGGCCCCAAGAGGCCTACAGGAAAGCCTGACCTGTATATTGTACGCGATGACGAGGACGGCACTAACGGCGGTAGGGACTAATGCCCCTACAGAGATGCGAGTTAAAGGGCGGTAAGAAGGGCTGGAAGTGGGGAAAGTCCGGCACATGCTACAGCACCAAGGAAGGCGCTAGAAAACAGATGAGGGCTATATATGCAAGCGGCTACAAGGGCGGAACTAGAAAAAGCCGTAGACATAGCTAAGGAGATACGCCAAAGGGAGCGATACAACAGAATCGACTCCTACGACCCGTACCCTTACCAGTTAGCCTTCCACGAAACGGGAAACGTCTGCAACCAGCGCCTTTTAATGGCCGCCAACCGCATAGGAAAATCCTACTGCGGGAGCATGGAAATGTCCTACCATTTAACGGGATTATACCCCGCTTGGTGGAAGGGGAGAAGATACACGCAGCCTATTGTGGGATGGGCTGGGGGTGTTTCTAACGAAACAACAAGAGACATCGTTCAATTTGAATTACTGGGTTCCCCCGACGACCCGGAGGCCTTCGGTTCCGGTACTATACCGAGAAAACACATAATAAAAACCGAAAGGAAGCCGGGCGTACCAAACGCCAAAAGCGTTGCCCTTATACGACATGTGTCCGGGGGGAACTCATCTTTATTCTTCAAAGCGTATGAGATGGGCGTAGAGAAGTGGCAGGGTCGGTCTGTTGACTGCATTTGGTTAGACGAGGAGCCGAGCAGGGACATATACTCCCAAGCTGTTACTCGAACTTTAGACCGTAAGGGTATGGTTTATATGACCTTTACCCCTGAGAACGGCATGACCGAGACCGTAGCGTCTTTTATGAACAACCTCCAAACTGGGCAGGCCATCAATAACGCTACCTGGGACGACGCTTCTGAGCGCATTTTCTCCATGAAGGGGGAAAGAGGCCATCTCGGCGAAGCTGTCATGGAACAAATTCTCTCAAGCTACAGCCCTCACGAAAGGGAGATGCGCCGCTACGGAAGGCCCTCCATTGGATCGGGATTGGTTTATCCGGTCAATGAAGAGAAGATAATGATCGACCCGATCACTATCCAGGACCACTGGCCCCGTATATGCGGTATAGATTTTGGCTTTGACCATCCAACAGCCTGTGTCTGGATGGCTTTCGATAGGGAAGAGGACAAATGGTATGTATACGACTGCTACAGGCAATCAAAAGCGTCGCCATCCGTCCATGCGGGTATTATACGGACTAGACCTCACTTTATCCCCATTGCTTGGCCCCATGACGGCAATAGACGAGATTCTATGGGGAATCCCGGCTTGGCTGAGCAGTACAGGCAGCTGGGATGCAATATGCTCGCTTTTCATTTCGAGAATCCTCCTGCATTAGGGGAAAAGAAGGGAGGCAACTCGATTGAAGAGGGGATAATGGCTATTTTACAGAAGATGGAGAACGATAAGTTCCATGTTTTCGCTACTTTAAGCGATTGGTGGCAGGAATTCCGTATGTACCACAGGAAAGACGGGAAAGTAGTGCCCTTCCACGACGACCTGATGAGCGCGACGCGCTACGCCGCTATGTCAAACCGGTTCGCTGTATCGGGAAAGGACCCGACATGGACAGGGAACATCGAGTACAAGAACTATGGCATCGTTTGACACGCAAAACAAATGGGTTATGTCCCCGGAAGCGTATAAGGAACGCTACGGGTATTATCCTTCCCACGATCTAATGACGGCATGGGAGTCTGGTCCGCAGCTAGGACCAGAGAAATCAGGGTTTCAGCGGTTCCTGAACATAGGAGAACGTGTAGGGGAGCATATAGAGGCCGGTTTGGGCCTTTTGATGGACGAACCCGAAGAGAAGTCGGTCTTTGACAGGCACCCCCTAGTGGAGAATATAGAGGCTCTCACAGAGGGAAATAGGTCTGATCTTAGGTTCCCAATGGCTGTTCCCCCTGGCCCGGTAATGACGGCTGCCGGAAGGAAGGCATTAGGCTTTTTAACCACCCTTTTAGCGCCAGCTACGGGCCCTGCGACGGCTCTAGTGGAGGAACCCGTCTCTGACAAGCTGCGGTTAGACGCAGACGTGAGCGAGGGAACGGCAGACCTTCTGGGTCTGGCTGCTACGGGGATGATCCCCGGATATGGGCTGACAAGGATAAGCACGGTGGGCAAGGCGGCTAAGGCGCTTGCACGTACTCGTAAGGGCCAGAAGTCAAACAAGTACAGCGATGTGGAAGTGGACAGGTGGTCAAACCTCGACCTATTAACGACCAGTGGCAAGCCTATGGTGTGGGGGTACACTGATATTCCCGAGGGCACGAGGGCAGCCGTTCGTTTGAACTTAGAAGCAACTGACAGGCTGGGCAAGGGCGCTCAACTGCAGGCCATACACGTCTGGGACGAGACGACCCAGAGCGTGAACCGGATAGGGCAGCATATAGGCCACAGTAATGCGGTCCCCCTGACAAACATTGAATTCACGGTGCATCAACCCACCAGGATCGCTATTGCACAGGGGAAAAATAAGTCCAAGGCAGCGGCGGTTGTGGGGGATATCACGCACTACAGCCCGGCTAAAATAAGTCGCATAAAGAACTCTGCGGACGTAGTGGTAGGCATGAACCCCCGCGGGGGAAACATGTTCATTGATTTATCCAACGGGATGCCCGTAAAAAGCGCGGACATCGCTATCTCTGAGGGGAAGGCCGTTTATCTCAAGGGGAATGTTCAGTACTACACCGCTGATGAACTAGGCGGGGGCAGGTTCTTTCCAGGCAACACCCTGGACGTAACACGCGCTCAAAATAGGCCTACAGGGTTCTATAACGCTCCCGGAGTGTTCCCCGTCAAAACAAGGGAGGGGTACGACGTTATTACCTCGAGGGGCGACAGGCCAGTGGTGGGGCAGTTCGAGAGCGAGTTGTTCGATCTGAGGCAGGCCTTTAGGGACTACCCCCAGTTCGCCATACCCCACAATGTACACAAGAGCCCTGACCTGATAAAGGAGTATGAGCGAAAATGGGCCTTTGTCAGTAAGCCCGATAATGTAAGAAGAGTGGTGGAGGCGTTTGATCGCGGTGCCAAGGCCGGGGGACTCTCCTGGTACAACACAGAACCATTGAGGCTGCGCTTTATAGAAGAGTTTGGCCCCGAGATAGGCAACAATCAGTTTTCCCGGTTTATGGGTCTGGTTGCAGCCGCCAGTTCGCAGACTACTGTTAAAGAGGACATCCGCATCGCTATGGAAGTATACGGGCGAATGGCCCGCGCTCAGCAGTCTGGCTCGACCGTTTCCTTTGCTGGTGTGAAGATGCTGTTGCAAAAAACACACGGCAATACCATGCGGGACGTTATAAACGCCTCAGACGTGTCTCCTGGGTCGGGTTATTTCGCCGATCCTTATGGCAAGTATCCGCGCACAAAAACGAACAGGTTTCACCAGAACCTGTTGGGAAACCTATTCCCCATAACGGTAGACACCCATAACGTAAGGATGCTTACCGACCTTCCTAAAGGACGCCCAACACCTTTAGACGACATGCGGTACAGGTACGCAGAACTCCCGCAGCAGGAAATTGCTGAGCAGCTAGGAGTGCCCGGCGCGATGTATCAATCAGCCACTTGGGTAGGCGGCGAAACCGGCGTTGTGGACGCGAGGCCCTTCCTACAGCTTATGGAAGAGCGGATCAAATTTAATGCGGGCGTTTCCGGCATGAAGCCCAACATATGGTTTAAGAAGTGGTTGAGAGGGGACATACCTGCAGTGTACTCAATGGGGCCTTTCACGATGCTGGGCGGTGGTTTAGTAATCGCTGATGAACTATTTAAAGAACCAGAGGACGGAACTTAGTGGCAAAAGAACGAATGACAGAAGACGAACTACGGGCCCGTATACAGGCAGAGATAGAGGATTCTCTGGGCTACGGCGATACGTTGTCGCGGCAGAGAGAGATTGCAATGGACTACTACCTTGGTCGCCCGTTTGGCAACGAAGTAGAGGGAAGAAGTCAGTTTGTAGATTCTACTGTGGCTGACACCATAGAATGGATAAAACCCTCTTTGATGCGTGTCTTTGCTGCTGGCGATGAGATGGTCAAGTTTAATCCGGTGGGCCCGGAAGATGTGCCTATGGCTAAGCAAGCCACGGACTATGTGAACTACGTTTTCACTAAATTGAATCCGGGATGGTCGATACTCTACACTTGGTTCACGGACGCTCTTCTGCAGAAGAACGGCATTGTTAAAGTGTGGTGGGATGACCAGGAGGAAGAGACTCGTGAAGAATACTACGACCTGACAGAGGAGGAGTTGAACAACCTTCTTTCCGAGGGGAGCGTGGATGTTATTGAGCATACCGAGAAGATTGCAGACGGTCCTAACGATATGGGAGAGCCTCTTCACGACATCATAGTGAAAAGGACCATCTCCAAGGGGCAGGTACGTGTAGAGAACGTTCCCCCTGACGAGTTCCTTATCGCCAGGGAATCCAAGACAATCGAAGAATCAAGATTTGTGTGTCACCGAGTTAGAAAGACTCTTTCTGATTTGAGGGAACTGTACGGTGACGTTGACCCGGAAGACCTTGGGGGAAGCGAGGCGAATAGTGACTCTTTCACGTTTTCCTCTGAAAGAGAGGCCCGTTACTCTTTTGACAACACCTCTGACTTTAGTGGGCTGGGGATATCAAGCACAGAAGAGGCGTTGCAGACATACTACCTGCACGAGAACTACATAAAGACAGATTACGACGGGGATGGCATAGCGGAATTACGGAAAGTCTGTATTGTAGGGGACCACGTTTTTGAGAACGAGGAAGTTGACTACATCCCGTTCGTATCTATCACCCCGATCACTATACCCCATAAATTCTTTGGCCTGTCAGTAGCGGACTTGGTCGAATCTCTCCAGCTGATTAAGAGCACTCTGATGCGAAATCTCATGGACAACATGTACAACCAGAACTTTGGTAGGTACGCTGTTCTTGAAGGGCAAGCGAATCTTGATGACCTACTTACGCAACGTCCAGGCGGAGTGGTTAGAGTCAAATCACCTAACGCGATCACCCCGCTTGCTACGCCCCCTTTAGAGCAATACTCTTTTGAGATGCTTGAATACCTTGACGGGGTTCGAGAGTCCAGAGCCGGGGTTAACAAGTACTCGCAAGGGATGAATGAAAACGCATTAACCTCCCATACTACTGCTACTGCCGTGAACGCAGTTATGACGGCGGCCCAGTCTCGCGTGGAACTGATTGCCCGTAACTTCGCAGAGACAGGTGTAAAACAGCTTATGAGGACCATTTACAACCTGTTACAGCGGTATCAGGATACTGAGACCGTGATCGAGTTGCGCGGAGAATGGATTCCTGTAAGGCCCTTCAGTTGGCGGCAAGGGCTCGATTGCACTGTATCGGTAGGCATTGGAAGCGGCAACAGAGATCAACAGCTAATGCACCTCACCGCAATGATTCAATTTGCTTCCGAGACAATGGCTGGAGGCCTAAGAATAGTATCGCAGAAGAACATGTACAACATGGGCGCGGCAATGCTTAAAAACATGGGGTTCCCGAATGTACAGGACTATCTGACTGACCCAGACACAGTTCCTCCTCCTGGCCCTTCTCCAGAGGAGCAACAGAAACAGGCTGAGGTGCAGTTAAAGAACAAGGAACTAGATATAAAGGCGGCTGATGTCCAAATAAAAGCACAGAAACTTCAACTAGAAGCGCAAAACGATCAGGTGGAAGCCCGTTTGAAGAGCGCAGAACTTAACCTGGAGGCCCAGCAGGATAGGGCAGTAGCTATAGGAAGACAATGAACGACCAAGAAAGGGAAGTAAGCGCAAAACGCCTTCTCAATGACCCGCTTTTCGCGGAAGCGTTTGAAGTACTAAGGAAGGATTTAATGGACCGCTGGGACAACAGCGGTACAAATGAACTGGAGGCCAGGGAAGCTATCTGGCTTGCCATGAGACTGCTTGACAAACTTTATTTACATGTACAGTCCATAGTTGAAACTGGGCACATGAATAAGGTTCTGGAAAAGCAACACCCATTCATTTAAGGAGGAACAAAAAATGGCGGATACGCAAAGTGCTGTAGTGAAGAGCGGTTACGGCGAAGCCCCGCATGTAGTAAGCGATGATAGTAGTATGCAGGAAGCAGAAGAGGCAATCCTGAAGATGCTGGTCCCGGAAACGGAAACACCAGAATCTGAGGAAGCCGAACCTACGGAAGAGGAAGAGTCTCAACCCGAAGAGGAAGACGAATCATTGGAAGAGGAGCCTGAAGAGTCTGAAGAGTTAGACGACGAAGGCGCTGATAATCGCGCAGAAGAAGGAGAGGATTTGTACGCTGTCACCGTAAATGGTGAAGAGCATACGGTACCCCTCGACGAACTTCTGAAGGGGTATTCGCGGCAATCAGATTACACGAAGAAGACGCAGGAAGTTTCTGAAGAACGTAAGAAAGTAGCGACCCTTGAGGGCAACTACAACTCTGAAATTGGACAGATTCAAGCCGAGCGTACTCACTACGTACAAGCCCTCCAATCCTTAATAGAAACTTCTATGGGAGCACTCGACGAGTATTCCAATATAAATTGGGAAGAACTCAAAAGGGATGACCCAATAGAGTTTGTTACAAAAAAGGAAGAGTGGCGAGAGAAGCAGGATAAGATACAAGGACTGCAAAAAGAGCAGGCAGAGGCGTTTCAACGTCAGGAGTATGAGAATAAGATAGCCCACAAGAAGTTAGTGGCTACAGAACATGCTGCTTTAGGCGAAAAGTTACCCGAGTGGAACAAGTCAAAAGAAGAAAGACGCAAAATCGCGGGGCAAGTGCGTGATTACGCACTGTCTCAGGGTTTTGACCTAGAAGAGGTGAAGGGTCTTGTAGACCACCGATCCATTCTAGTTCTTTTGAAAGCCAAAAAATACGACGACATAAGCAATTCTGATGTTCGTGCAAAGAAACTGAAAAACAAACCGAGAGTTATTCGGGCAGGTTCTGGCACAAGCCGTTCACAGGAGTCCCGTTCTCAGCGTAAAACAAAAATGAAGCGTCTACAACAATCAGGCCACGTCGATGACGCAGCCTCTTTGTTAGAAGATATGTTTAATTCCTAATAGGAGAAAAATAAAATGGCAATTGCTACAAATACGTCACTGACTTATAGTTCAGTGGCGATAC